ACCTGCACCATTGAAGAACAAGGAGCAAAAAATGCGTGAGAAACAGATAGAACAGANCGGTGAAGGTCTTAGTATAAAATCCCCTTTAGGGCAGTTTTATTAACAAAAAATACCTTATAGAGAGTTTTATGAAATGAGGTTCACCGACCTGCACCATTGAAGAACAAGGAGCAAAAAATGCGTGAGAAACAGATAGAACAGAAGCTGGTGCGGGCGGTCAGAAAAATTGACGGTATGTGTCTGAAATTCGTTTCACCAAATTTTGATGGAATGCCGGACAGATTGATACTTCTTCCTGGCGGCAAAATTGCCTTTGCAGAACTGAAATCTCCCGGCAAAAAGCCACGTCTCCTGCAAATCGCAAGGCACAAAGTATTGATGAAACTTGGCTTCCGGGTGTATGTCATTGACAGCGCAGAACAGATAGGAGAAATTCTTGATGAAATACAGTCCACATGATTATCAGCGGTATGCCGCCGAGTTCATAACCACCCACCCGATTGCGGCGCTTCTGCTTGATATGGGTCTTGGCAAGACGAGCATTACGCTGACAGCAATAAACGACTTGCTTTTCGACAGTTTCGAGGTACACAAGGTACTTGTGGTTGCTCCGCTGCGAGTGGCTCGAGATACTTGGAGCGCTGAAATCGAAAAGTGGGAGCATTTGAAAAATCTGCGTTACAGCGTAGTGGTTGGTACGGAGCAGGAGCGGCTGAATGCGCTTCGCACTTCCGCTGACGTCTACATAATTAACCGTGAGAATATACAGTGGCTTGTCGAGGAAAGCGGTCTGATATTTGATTTCGATATGGCGGTCATTGACGAACTAAGTTCATTTAAAAACCATCAGTCGAAGCGGTTCAGAGCTTTCACGAAAGTCCGACCGAAGCTGAAACGCATAGTCGGGCTTACGGGCACTCCCGCGGGCAACGGTCTGATGGATTTATTCGCAGAATTCAAGCTGCGTATATGATGGGTCAACCTCGCAGCAGTCCTCAATAAACATGGAAAGCCAGTCGTTATTTTCCCGATAGTGAGATATTGCGTCACTGACGCACTGCGGAATTTTCAGCTTGAAATTGCATTCGATCACCTTTCTTGCTCCCTCAATGATCCAAGAAAGCACAACACCGCCTGCCTTTTCAGCGAGGTAATCCGCATAATTTTTGATGTCAGAATTGCCATCGATTTTCGCATTGAACGGTATAACTATAAGCCTGCGCCATGTACCCTCGTCATTTGCTCCGACCCTCGGAAGATGATTTGTGTACAGTACAAGCGTGTGCGTGGGAGTATATCTGAATGGATCGCGATACTTCTTTTCTGCGGAAACCTCATCGGTGGAACACAGTTGCTTTACCACCGAGGTATTAAGCCGCATACCCTCTTCCAGTTCTGCCGCAATAACAAGCCGTTTTCCCTTAAGTTCAGCCATCTCGGGCTTGACATTTCGCTTACAGCCAACCGTGAGGGCATCGGCGGATATACTGCCGCTGTACGAACCAAGTACCCGTGCAATCGTATTCCAAAACGTACTCTTACCGTTGCGGCCCTCACCGTAAGAAATAATCAGCGCTTCCATGTAGACCTTTCCGATTGCCGCAAGACCTACTATCTGCTGAACATATTCGACAAGTTCGCTGTCACCGCAGAAAAAGCTGTTCACTGCTTCAAGCCAGATATCCATACCATCGTCACCGGGAGATACAGCAGTCACCTTGGTTATGAGGTCATCTGCGGAGTGCTCCGAGCTTGTCCCGGTTTGCAAATCGTATGTAGCCGCCGGAGTATTCAGCAGAAATTCTTGCGAATCAAAATCCTTAATATTCCGCAACAGCATAGGCTTTGCCGCCTGCAGTGCGGAAGTGATATACTTCATATCCCTGCGTTTCATTACAAATGACTTGTACACAAGTGCCGTCATGTATTCAGCAAAGGCTTTCTCGCTTTTCTCGTCTATTGCCTTTTCAAGAGCCTTGCCTCCCGACAGAACGACTTCCTTGTCTATGCCGGATTTCACAAGAGCCTGCTGTGCCTTTTCCAAAGCGGTTTTGGCTTCATCAAGTTGTTTGTCGAGGAAGTCCTCGCAGGCTCCGACAGAAAGCTGCTTTGACTCCGCCCAGCGGGTCCCATCATAACGCATATAATCCGTTGCGTCCGTGAATACAAGTTCGCCGCCGTACTCTCTGGCGAGGACTTTAGCCTGTCCTATATCTGAGTAATCTTCGGGCTTGAGATCAAAACCGGAATCATACTGCTCGGGCGGGATATATCCGTCCTGCTTTGCCACCTTTTTGCCGAATTTGACGGCACTGTTCCAGATAGTCTGAAGCTCCGAATCGTCAAGCGGAGGATCGCACTTTTCAGCCTGTTTCAGATATTGTTTGTATGCTTCGTCAGTGTTCCCGAGCCGCTTTATAATACGCCCTGCGTAATGTGACATAGTGCTGTTGCGGCTGCCCTCGGGTACACTCGCACTGTCATTGTCCCACTGTTCAAAATCCTCATTGTCGAGGAAATCTACGACAGACATATCGCCGTTGTATATTTCAACCTGCGGGTTCGGAACTCCGAAAAGCAGTCTTGCGCTGTCGAGAGCGTTCTTGTCGAAATACGGAAACTCAGCCGCAATGCGCTTTTTTATCGCAGTATATGCAGCAGCGTCTGTTATCAGCGGAATTGGGAAGTACACATGAAACCTCGGTCGAAGTGACTTTCCGTTTTTCGGTTTCATATTGCTGCGGCTATATACAACTACAAATTCCACACCCGGAAAAGCCATAGCCACTTCGAGCGGTGTAACCCAATCGTTCGCGTCATCCGAGTGGTCGTTGTCGCAGTCCATTGGGATATTATCGGAAGAAAGAAAATCCGTATTGCTGCGATGATTGTTTGTATATTCAGCTGCAACGTGGTCAAATGCCACAGCAGCTTTCATGTGTGTCTGTGCGAAGCCTTTGTCGTATTGTATCCTTCACGCAGCGGTCGACTTCCCACCAGAATCGAACAATATTCGGGTTGGAACTGCGCCACATATCCACAAGCGGCTGTAATTCATCTTCTGACAAACCCATCTCCAATGCACCCATAGCTTTCAGAGCGCCGACCGAACCGCCATAACCGAGCGCCAACTCTGCGATTTTACCTTTCTGCCGCAGATGTCCATTGACACCATGCTTTTCAACGGGGACACGGAACATCTGACTTGCAGACGCACAATAGATATCTCCACCGGACTTGAATACGTCAAGCCTCCATTTCTCGCTAGCAAACCACGACAGCACTCTTGCCTCTATTGCTGAAAAATCTGAAACCACGAATTTCATTCCCGCTTTCGGCACAAATGCCGTGCGGATAAGCTGCGAAAGCGTGTCCGGAATATCATCGTACAGCAGTTCTATGGCTTCATAGTTGCCGCTTTTCACAAGCTCACGAGCCTGTTTAAGGTCGGGGATATGGTTCTGCGGGAGGTTCTGTAACTGTATCAGCCGACCCGCCCATCTGCCGGAACGGTTTGCACTGTAAAACTGAAACATTCCGTGTGCGCGTCCATCGGAGCAAACAGCGTTCCTCATAGCCTGGTACTTCTTCACCGAGGATTTTGCAAGCTGCTGGCGGAGTTCCAGAACCTCTGCAAGCTGCGGCGGTGCGGTTTTCAGCAATTCGGAAACAGCTTTCTTACCGAGAGTGTCTGTTTCAAGTCCGTTCTCCGAAAGCCACTGTTTCATCTGCTGTACAGAGTTCGGGTTTTCGAGCGAAGTAAGTTCCTGCATTTTCGTGGAAAGCAGCGCCTTTGACCGCTCGTCAAACCGTATTGCATTCTCAACAACAGCCATATCCAGAGCAATCCCACGGTCGTTTATCTGCTGGTCGAGAGCGTATTCCTCCCAAACAAAATCCGGCACGGAGAATTTGCGTAGCTTGTCCTGTATCGACATTTCGACCTCGACATCACGCTTGTTGTACGCTTTGAAAAGCGACCATTTCTCCGGAGCGTGTTCGGGAAGATTTCTTGTTCTGCCGCCATTTGTCTTGGTAGCTGCGCAGGGGACGCAGAAATACTTGATGAGGTCTTTGCCCTCTTTCAGCTTCTGTTCCGATAAGCCAAGAACTGCGCCCGCACCGGCAAGCGACAACGGAAGTCCCATATATGCCGACCACACCATCGAACACCTCCACGAAGTCGGGTCGAGATACTCTCCGGACGGCAAACCGAGATACATTGACAGACACACACGTTCGAAAGCAGCATTAAAAGCCCATTTAATAATGCTGTTGTCAGTCAGCGCAGCGAGGATTTCATTAGAAATCTTCTCGCCATGTGCAAGGTCGTACACCACAACATCGCCGCCGTTCACGGAAACTCCGAACAGCAGTATTTCAAATGCGGGTGATTCAACATACCTGTACACACCGCATTTTGCAAGGTCAACATCGCTGAATGTTTCAATGTCAATTGACAGTGTTTTGATTTTATCCATAGTTCACCTCAAAAAGGGCGGTAAAGTTTTTCTACCGCCCTATTAGTTCTCAGATGCACAGCAATCTGAATGTTTCCTTGCCCTTTGGAGTTATCATCGTCTGAGTATCTGTATATCCGGTCTTGTCGTTGACGAACTCCTTCATTTCAAACAAGCCGCTGTCAACGTATGTAGCGTAAGGTCTGAGTTTGCCTTTCTTCGAACGGTAGAGATAACCCTTGTCAAGCAGAAAACGCACAAAATCATTCTGCCTTACACCGAGTTCCTTTGCAGTGTCGCGAATACCTGTGAGCAGATTTCTGTCAACGAGCATATCGAAATAATCTGCTTTTGGCTGCATGATCTGATTGGAAACGGTAAGCTGTGCATTTTTCGCCTTTTCTGTTTTCAGTCTGGTAGCCAGTTCAATGAGAAAATCCGGAGAAGCAAGCGCCTGTTCCAGAACATCTTCCGTCATGTATGCGCCGTTCTTGCGAATAGATGGCAGGACCTCATCAAACACCCATTTCTCAAAGCGTTCTGCGCCAGGCAGCTTGCTATGAGCGATAAGGCGGTAAACGTTGCCTTCCGAAATGAAACCAAGTGACTGAATGCCGCCGTTCGTAGGGGTGTCGCATTTCACGACACCCTTGCAGTGCCTTGAAAGAGCGTCACGCGTGTTAGAGTATCCGAGCGCCTTTGCAATATCAGCGCCGCAAAACAGCACCTCGCCGTTCTCCTGAATAGTGCGAATTTCTCCGAATTCTTCGTTGTTAAAAGTTGAAATTTCCATATAAACCTCCGAAATTGACCTACCCGCCCACCCGGCAGTATCAGACTGCCAAAATTACTTGTGATTAGCCTTGCGGCGCTGCTTGATTGCCGCTGCCAGCGAACCGATAACGGTGATGAGATTGCCGATGACCGTACCTACCGAAATGCCAAAACAAGCGGCAAGCATTATGCTTTCAAACTCCGTCATATTACACCTCAAGAAAGAAAATCATCATCGTCGTCGGTTGCGAAATCGTCCTCAGCGCGGGTTCTTCCACCGAGCGGTTCGCCATCGCGAATCTTCTGCAAGTTGTTCAGACCGCAGGCGATACCCTTGTTGCCGTTGGAGTTAAAAGCATAAAAAGAAATAGACGCTCTGCCGTAAACACCGCTGTAAACCTCGCTACGCTCCAGAATAGGATTGCAGTTTGCGTCCACGATACCGGGAGCGGTTGCGGAGTTTGCGTTGATGAAGTAGCTGTTAGCGTACGCTTCATCATCGGGGCGTTCTGTATCGCCGTCACGGAGCGGATTCTTGATTGCGGAAAGCGCAGGAACGGAGCGCCCGTTGCCCTTGAGCTTGGACTCGCCCTCCTTATAAGCTGCTTCGATAGCCACCTTGATTTTCTCGACCGTCCTGGTATCGGACTTCGGAATGATAAGGCTCACACTGAACTTCGGTGCGCCGCCGTTGATGGACTTTGCTTCCCAGATGTTTGCGTAGCTCCATCTTGCATCGGGTCCTGTGATTACATTTGTGGGATTGATAAACTTTGGCATATTATTTTTCCTCCTTGAAATCTTCGTTTGCTGTATGAATTGCCGGACGCTTGTCCGAAATTGATACTAAAGTTGGCTTGCCCTGCGGCTTTTCGATAAGCCCGCCGAGCAATTCGTTGAACTTTTTCTTACCGAGCAGACTGGTCATTGCTGTGATACCGAGAACGCTGTGTTCATATGGGTCATATCCTGCGGATTTGACGGCCTCAACAACTTCATTTTCATCTGTGTATTTGCGGTTGGAACGCCCCTCGACCACCTTGAAGCCATCGTATGAAACACCGCTAAGCGCCTGCCGCAGAGCGTATTCTTTTACATCGGTCACCCAAGATACAAGCTCGTCCGCTTTTGCGAGAATAGCGGCGATTTCGATATTATCAAGGGTTGCAGGCGGTTCAAAATCGTAACGAGCGAGAGCAAGATTATATTCTGCTAGTTTTCGACAGGTCGCTCTGACCTTGCAGAAGCGACAATGTTTCCCTGCTTTAAAATCTCCATCGCCATTTGCGGCAAGCTGCGCTGTCGGGGTGAGGATCTCATTAGCCCAACGGAGCAGTTCTTCTTTGGAGATGGCATACTCGCTGATATTGTCACGCCTTGGCTGGAATATAATCATGTTCACTGCGGATATGTCGTATATTCCGTCAAATAATTCGAGAGCGCCGAGAGCGTAAAGCATCATCTGCGGATTATTCTCTGCGCGGACTTCCACACCTTTGCCGTACTTGAAATCTATAACGGAAAGTGTACCGTCAGCTACGATTACGCAGTCACCTGTGCCGAATCCCTCCGGAACCCACCGAGAGAAATCCAGTTTCTGTTCGATAAGGACTATGGGGTCATTGCAGGCTACTTTTGCTTTCTTGACCTGCTCATAAGCGTATGTAGCGTACTCGACAGCGCAGCGCTCCATCTCCTCGTTGTAGTAGGTGAGGTTTTCTGTTGGGTCGGTGGTTTCTCTGCCGAGCAAGGCTTTCAGCCTGTGTTCGCAGAGGGCATGAGCGTCCGTGCCCTCCTGCGCATACTCGCTTGATGT